TGGATACAGGCTTATTAAGTTCCATCCGTCTGCACCTCCTCAAATCTGAGGGTCTTGCCGTTCCGGATGACCGATACGTTTTCGCTTGTACCGACCTGCTCGATGTACCGTTTCACAATAACATCGCAGAACTTCTCATCAAGCTCGGCTGTATAACAGATGCGTCCGGACTGCTCACAAGCGATAAGGGTAGACCCGCTGCCGCCGAAAGGGTCGAGGACGATGGAGTTTGTAAGCGAGGAGTTCATGATGGGGTAAGCCAGGAGCGGTATAGGTTTCATTGTGGGATGATCTCCGTTTTTCTTCGGCTTGTCGAACTCCCAGATAGTGGTTTCTTTTCTGCCGGTGTACCACTGATGCTTGCCGTTTTTCTTCCAGCCGTACAGGACCGGTTCGTGCTGCCACTGATACGGAGAGCGTCCGAGTACGAGAGACTGCTTTTTCCAGATACAGCATCCGGACAGGTAAAACCCCGCATCGTTAAAAGCACGCCGGAAATTTAATCCTTCCGAATCTGCATGGAAAATATATACAGATGCATCCATCGCCATGGCCTTTTCTATGCAAGTGAACGCATCCAGAAGAAACTTATAGAATTTTTCCGTCGACATATTATCGTTCTTTATTTTTCCGGCGGAGCCTTCATAGTTGACATTGTAGGGCGGGTCGGTCAGCACCAGATTTACCTTGATTTCGCCCAGAAGAGTATCGTAGGTTTCCTGCTTTGTAGAGTCTCCGCAGATGAGCGTATGCCGACCGAGTTTCCACACATCTCCTGCTTTTGAGAAGGTCGGCTTCTGCAGTTCTGCTTCGACATCGAACTCGTCATCCTTTATCTCAGTATCCTTGCCGAAAAGGTCAGACAGTTCCTTTTCATCAAAACCCGTTAAACCGAGATCGATACCGAGTCCCTCGAGTTCTTCCAACTCTATCTTCAAAAGTTCCTCGTCCCATCCGGCGTCAAGTGCCATCCGGTTGTCGGCGAGAATATATGCCTTCTTCTGCGCGTCGGTGAGATGGTCGACATATACGCACGGCACTTCGGTGATGCCTTCCTCCATAGCCGCCTGGATTCTGCCGTGTCCGGCTATGACTCCATAGCTACGGTCTATGAGGACGGGGTTCACGAAGCCGAATTCCCGTAAAGAAGAGCGGAGCTTTTTTATCTGCTCCGCCGAGTGTGTTCTTGCATTATTTTGGTAAGGTACCAGCTTGGAGATGGGTACTATCTGCATCTCAGTCGTTGTCTTGTTCATGCTTTTTCACCGCCTCCCGGAGTTCCTGTGAACAATGGTTCCACTCCCATCTCTCAAAGCCGCCGAAGTGACCGTAGGTCGAGGTCGCGGAATAATCCGTATCTTTCAGTTTCAGGAATTCTATAATTGCCGCCGGCCGGAAGTTGAATGTATCAATGATGGCGTTTCTGATTGCAGTATCGGAATATCTGCCTGTGCCGAAAGTATCTACCTGAACGGCAACAGGGTCAGCTTTGCCGATGGCATAGGAAACAGCAACCTGGCACTTATCCGCGAATCCGTTCTGCACGACGGACACAGCAGCGCATCTTGCCATATATGCCGCTGAACGGTCGACCTTGGTGGGGTCTTTGCCGGAAAACGCTCCGCCGCCATGCGCACCTTCACCGCCGTAGGTATCCACGATGATTTTTCTACCGGTCAGACCTGTGTCCGCGGCGGGACCGCCCTTAACAAATCTGCCGGAGGGATTTACGAGGATTTCCGTATCTTTATCAAAAGGAAAATCCTCAAACACGGGCCACAGGACATTGGCGATGATCTCACTTCGGAGAGCATCGAGATCTTTATCCTTGGAATGCTGAACGGAAACCACGATGGTCTTAACACGCACGGGTTTTCCATTCTCATATTGAACGGTCACTTGCGCCTTGCCGTCGGAGTAGATGCCCTTGACAGTTCCGTCCGAGCGAACTTTGTCGAGCCGTTTGCAAATCTGATGAGCAAGTTCCAGCGGCAGAGGAATAAGGCTTTTTGTCTCGTTGGTGGCATATCCGTAAACCGTACCCTGGTCTCCGGCGCCGATGGTGGAATACCATGAGGTATCTCCGTTCCTTGATTCAAGAGCCCTGGACACGCCGCTGTCAATGTCCTCGGACTGTTTATGTACAAATACATAAATCAGGTATCCTATCGGATTGTATCCAGCTTTCCGCAGCGCCTGCCGAGTGATAAACCGGATATCCACACGCTTTGAGCAGGTGATTTCTCCCGCTACGATAATTTTGTGTCCTGTTGCCATGACCTCGCAGGCTACACGGGAGGATTTGTCGAGCCGCAGACACTCGTCCAGAATGCTGTCGGCAATAAGGTCACACAGTTTATCCGGGTGACCGATGCATACGCTTTCGCAGGTTTTATATGTGGTCATGTTAAAACCCCTTTCTCTGATGAAGCAGTCGTTCCAAATCATCATTAGGGTTTGCGCCGCTGAAATCCACGGTACAATTCTCCTTGACGATTTGCATGATGGCATCCCACTGACGGGCTGCCTGGTTCATATAGTTGATTCCGATATTTATGAACGGAGAAGTAATCGGCTTTCCGGTTGTCGGATGTTTTGAGAGAAAACCGAGTTCATTGGTCATCTCCTCACACTGAATCCATCGTGCCACGCACATAGCGTAGCGCTCTATTGTCTGGGGAGAAACATACGCGGCACAGCCAATTTTGTTTAGCCACTGCCATGTTTCCTCATATATCTCCTTTGCGCGAAGCTCCGTACCGTCGCGCTGTTTTGCCGAGAGGATGTCTTTCGGCTTCGGCATTGCTGCCCCTTCAACATCGGGAATGTCAAGAACGGTAAGCCTTCTGCCACCCGGGTTTCCGTTTGCCGCTTTTTCGGTCACAGCCTTTTTCTTGCGTCCGGCGCCGGGCCTTTTTCCGCCTTGTCCGCCGGTGTTATTCGATTTTGTCGGCATTTTCTCACCGCCTTCCTTTATCACCCTTTTGATTACGCTTTTTATTCACACGTGACCCCAGGCCGCTGTCAGCTTGAAAAAATTGTGGAGATTTTGATGCCCCCACCGGGTGCTCATTCGTCAAAACTGTGCGGCTTTCGGGTTCCAAGTTCGCCATGCGCTTTCATGTGGCACGAACGACACAGAGACACAAGGTTAGACCTCTCGTGTGTTCCGCCGTCCGATAGGGGGACACGGTGATGGACTTCCTCCGCCGGACGGTAGATGCCTTGCTTCAAGCACTCCTCGCACAATGGAGACTCCCGGATTTTTCTGTCCCTTATTCGTTTCCATGCGCGTCCGTATACATTTTTATCGTTAGGTCGCTGGTACCGGTTGTAGAAATGTACGGCTTCCGTTTTGTGTTCCGGGCAGTAAATCTCACCGTCCTCGGCAAGGTTGGGGCAATCATTCATCCGGCAAGGTCTTTTAGGTTTCTTCGGCACTAAATTCACCTCCGTTTCTGCGCATAAGAAAAGCCCCACAGGATTACACCCATGAGGCTTGTCTTATTCTACTTTGCTATTTTAATGATACCATAGGTCAATAGTGCCATTCCGCGCCAAAATGTGTCATCTTTCAATTTGGAACAATAAAATTCTGCAAAGCCGACCCATGTATTCGATGCACTGTCCGGAGCGATACATTCAGCATCCGTGCGATCTCCTCCCAGTTGAAATCATCAAGGTAACGGTACCGGAGTAAAAGCTGTTCATCCCGACTTGCAAGCATATCGATTGCCGTGTTGATTTCTTCCTTAAGCTGTATAAGGTATGCGACCTTTTCTTCCACGTCCCTCTGAATCATGTCTATTTTCTCAATGCATTTCACGAATGGTGCTTCTGTCGGACGGTTCGGATTGTAATGTTGTTCTAAGCTGCAGCCTGAGACGCTTCTCGATAAATCCCTCCAGTAGTCAATCTCACGCAGGCGGCAGTTGATAAGCGCGTCCAGGTGCCGCGCCTGGTTCAGATATTCTTTAGCGGTCATGCGTCCACCTCCATTGTCAGGGAGCGGATCAGCATCTCACCGTCAACACTCGTTAAAACCGTGAACCATTGCGAACGGAAGAATCTCTCGATCTCGTCCTTGTCCGCCAGAGCCGTCCTGTTCTTCGGATTCGCCTTCAGACACTTCAGAGCCATCCGATAGTCCTTCGCGGCCTGCAGGATTATGGCGTTCGCAAGGTTCTCGTAATTTGTGATGTCGCTCATATTCGATACCTCCCATTTTCGGAAATAGGCATCGTTGCATCGGAGCGATGTATCTTTGTATCAGCGCAGGGAACCGTTTATCGCGGTTCGCACCTCGTCCACCGAACGCACCACCAGCGCAGTGCCGCCCGCCGCGAGGATTTTTCGGATAGTAGCCTCCTGGAGTTTCGTGGGCTTGCCATCCTCTGTCTTTACCTCGAATCCGAAGAACCGACCGTCTATGCAGGCAATGATATCGGGGATGCCCGCCGTCCCGTACATACCGCCATGCTCTTTCCAGCAGAAGCACCCCGGCACGGTCTTAAGGTACTTCATGATCGCTTTTACGATGTCCGATTCTTTCATCTGTCAAACGAACCTCCCTGTTTACAACGCTTCTGACACATTTGACACGACAAATCCCATTTTCATATAAATTTCTGACTGAAAAATCAGGGTATATAAATTATTGGTGTATATATGGGGAGATAGGATTTACGTGTAAAACGTGTCAAATGTCAGAACGAATCCCGGCGATGCCCTTTGGAGAAACACCGCCAGGAATCCCGTCATCCCAGCACCTCGCCGAGCCTGATCCCGGTAAGGATGCGCCTTTTTCCAAGTTTATCGATACCCCTCGTCACATCGGGGAACGCCGCCGTGATCTGCTGCACGAAGTTCTTCTGCGAGTACGGTTTCAGGCCGCATTCCTCGCAGTAGCCCTTATATGCGTTGAACAGTTCCGTAGAGCCTGCGGAATACGAACCGTCCAGTTCGCAGTATTCCTTCACGAACGACAGAACGGAATCCGACTCCTCGCGGTACTGCTGCAGCTCATCGGTGTTGACCTGCGTCTCGGAGAACACATAGTGATTGTTCATGAGCCTGCGGAGTCCTTCCAATGCGAAAAGGAAAATGCCGTCCGCTTCCATGCGGAACTTCTCCAGCAGTTCGGGATCGCGCTTGTCCTGCGGCACGGTATGATTGAACCGTATGATGATGAGCCTGCGGTAGAAGCCCTCCGAACGGTCGCCGTAATTCTTCGGTATGCTGTTGCAGGAGAACAGGAGCCTTGCGCTTGACTGAAACGAGAACGGATTCTTGTTCTTTTTCTCCACGGTCAGATAGTCCTCGCCCACGAGAGCCTTGAAGATGCCGTTATCGTCAATGTTCTTCGTGGGCAGGTCGGCAAAGATGTTAGCCAGCTTGCCGAAAAGCTCCGCCGTCTTGAACCGCTCGTTAAGCGCCTGCCACGACACGTTTGACACATTCTGCTTTCCTAAAAGCACATCGTTCAGCACACGGAGCAGCACCGACTTTCCAGCTGACGCCACGCCCACGATGACAAAGCATTTCTGCGCGGAATTGACCGGGATAAGGAAATAGCCGAGCATCTCCTTTATCAGAGCGACCTGATCCATATCGCCACCCATCGACTCCTTGAGGAACTTCTTGAATAGTGGGCAGTCCGCCTTTTTATCGTAGGTCACGGCAAGCTGCACCGTAGAGTAATAATCCGGCGTATGTTCTGTCAGAGTATCCTCCAGGACGTTGTATAAGCCGTTGCGGACATTGATGATGTAGGGATTCGCGTTCAGTTCGCGGATGTCCCTCTGCACCAGGAGCCGCCATTGCTTCTCTGCGTCAACGATCTGCGACATCTTCGTTTCGCGCACCAGCATTTTCTCCTGCACCAGCCGCTGGGCTTCCATCTCTGACATCTCAACATACACACCGCCCCTATAGCTGAAGTGCTGTTCTGCCGCATAGAACACCTGCTGTTCTTCCGTCAAATCCTTAGCAAGCACCCCGGGCAGGAAACGCAGCCCCTTATCAGTCGGCTCGTACCAGTCAGGAATTGCTGTGCCTGCTTTGGCTTTTTTGGCATTCTTACTTGCATGGAACGCTTTGCTGGCGTCTTTGAACACCATGTTCAGCGATTTCAAAAACGATGACTTAAGCTTGAAATGATCACGGATTTCGGAATTGATGATAACGTCGGCTGTGACCACGTCCTGGTTATACAGATAGTCCGATACAAACTGCTTAGCGGCCTGCAAGTCCTTAATAGCCTCGCCCGTTACAGGAATGCCTTTCAGAATATCGAGCAACGCGTCTGCGGACAACGGCTGATAGCACCATGCCGCCGGAGATTTGACTGGACATTCTCCCGATGTGAAATTAGGACATTTGAATCCCTTCTCGCAGATGGTCTTGCAGGTGATGGGATTAGTACCGCTCTCCAGAAAATGATTGATTTTCTTCTGCGTGTTGACCTCGCTGTATCCAGGATATGGAGCGGATAGGCTATGAATCATCTTTGTGCCACCTTCAAAGGGAGCAAGATTAGTTATCATGGCGTACCAATCATGCTCGGACAGGGACGCTGCGTCATCGCGGCAATGCTGCATGAAAAC